CTTTTTGATTAATTTCCCTATAAAGATATTGATGATTTCCATTAATTACATAATTATATTTTATATCAGTATCATCTAATGTCCTTAAAGTAAATGGTGAATATATTGAGGCATCTTTAAGAATAATGTTAGTATCGCTAAAAGTCGCATCAATCATACCCGCTGTAATATTATTTTCATTTTGAACTACCAGATTAATCAAAGTATTTACAAAATTATCATCAATTCTTAAATATTTATCATTTGGATCTGTTTGATCTAATATTAATCCATAAGTAGACGGTGTTGTCTTAATAAGATTATTTACACCTGTATCTATATCACTTTGAGATACAGCAGAAGAAGTTATATAGAATTCTCTGGTGGTATGATTATAACCTAATACACCAGATGATACTGGATTAGGATTATATAATTTATCAATTGATAAAAATGTGTCACCTATATTTATACTTGTAGTAGATTGGTCGGCACTTCTCAATGATGCTCCTTGTTCTNCTGTTCCCATCTCACGAAATGTTGTTCCTCCATTCATTAAAACTCTTCTACAATCTAAAACATCAATAAAAGCTTCTTTAACTTTTAAATATCTTTCAATCTCAACAGATTCGTAATAAAAATTAAAATTAATTAATGAATCTAATTTATCTCTTTGTATTTGAGTCATAAAATTTTCAGTAGGAGTTTGGAAATGATTCCATATAAAATGCGAGTAATTGAGTTCACCAGTCCCCGTAGATAAATCATTACCTATAATTATAATATCATTATCTCGTATTAAATCACTATCATTATTATTAGCAAAAAATATAGTAGACGGGTGAGATGTGATTGTAGGATCTTCCGTTGAAAATGCTACACCGGGTATTGGTATGTTATCAGGTATTGGTATGTTTTTTGCAACTGAACCTACATGATAATTAATAGTTTTATTTGGTAAATCAATTTCTAATGCAAGTTTTTTCCATTCTGCGGTTTCAATTGGTGTTGTAAAAAAATCAGCAGTATCTTCTACACCATAACTTAACCAAGCATCTGTTCCACTTGTTGGTGTTCCTGAATATTCCATAACATCAACATTATAAAGACGAATACGATGCTGTCCGTTAAAATGGAATGTGTTTCCATTAGGCAATGGATTAAAACTGGGTTTATGTATTAATTCCAAATCTACCATATTGAATTCTTCACTTGTTGAAATTGGAGATGCGTTTGGTAAAAAGATTTCTTGTTTATAATAAGGTAATGTTCCTGACATTAACCTGTCTGTTAAAGTTTGTGTGAAATCATATGTAGCTGTATGATATATGGTAGTTTCTCCTGATTTTCGTGTTTTTATTAACAATTGGAATTCTAATTGTGTATCTATATTATTTTGCGTATTAAAAGTCTTTGTGCTCCATCCGGATGATGATGTAGAATATTGCTCGTAATCAAATGTTATTACAAATTTAGATAAATTATTTAAATAATTACTGGTTTGTTTAAAAAACAATCTTGGCGATTCCCACGGGGCATTAAATGTGCCTACGCTAGATGCGGGTAGGTAATAAAACCATAAGAAGAAATTTGCACTGTTAGGAGATGTCCCCCTAACCATATTAAACCATTGCGTATCCGTTGGTAAAGGATTATTATTTTGCGTATTATCAATACCATAGAACATATTATTAACATCTCCTGATGTATCCACTGCGACTTGTAGGGATTTGTAATTTAAAAGGGTAGTAAATGTTCCATCGTTTGCAAATGTGGATAACATATATAGTATAAATAAATTAGTAGTACCGCTTTGATAATAAAATAATCTATTTCTTATAAAATGTCTTACATTTAATTTATTATTTTTTATAAATACTCTTAATTTAGTTGGGTCAATTGAATATATATTAGGTGTTAATTCTTGTCCTGTTTGTAATATTGTATATTCTACATCAGTATGATCTATATCTGCTGGTCTTAAAAATATTACTAATTCAAATTTTCTATTTAAATCATAATTTTTAACAGCATTTTTATTCTTAAAATATATTAAACCTTTTTTGATTTGTAAAGTTGATAATAATTCAACATTAAGATTATCTAAATAATCTATTTCAACATTGTCATCTATTAATCGGTCCATAGTTGGATAATAACCAAATATGTCATTATTATATAATGAAGCATCTAATAAACCAATTGTAGCTGTTTTTAAAGCTATTGTTAATAAGTTATAATGTTGAGCTTCAAATATATTCTTATAACCAATTTTTAATTTATAATCAGTATTAGTAGAAAATGTTAATCCTTCATCCATTAATAAAGAATAAATATAACTTACTTCGGTTTCTAAACTAGTTATATCACCATCTAAATTAGTTATATCAATTGCACTATTAGCAATTGTATTATAATTTAGTACTTGTAATAAACCACTAGAATCATATTGAAATTGAGATGTATCTATTTTTAAACTAATATCTAAATCTTTTGTAATTTCTCCCGATGTTTCGGTGATATTAGTTTCAGCAACATTAATACCATCTCCAAAATTATTTTTATCAGGAATGAACTGACGACGACGCTGTCTATTATCAATATTATTATTATCAGTTGTTACTTTTACAATTTCTAAATTTATTATATCTAATAATGTATAAACTGTATTAACATCAATAGTTATATTTCCAGATGATCCACCAATTAGATTTTTATTAATATCAATAGTATCTCCTATTGAAAAACCACCACTAGTTTCAACAATATTACTAACTGTTGCTATTCCTGAATCAACAGTTATTTCTAATCTTGAATTATTTATAATATCAACTTCATAAACACCATCAGTTAAACCACCTGAATTAGTTGATGTTTGAATTGTTAAACCATCAATATAAAGTTTATCAAGTGTGTTTTTATCATTATTTGATTGAACCGCATCAATAGAATTTATTAATACATTCAATCTTTCATTATTATCATCTTTGGTTGTTAAATCTATTACCAGGTAAACAATAGCTCCTAGTGTAGAAATTGTTCCTCCTGCCCCCAGTAATGTTCCAAGTGCTTGTATAATACCTTTTCTTGATTTTATATATTTAAATAAAGATGTGAAATTATTAACTAAAAATATACTTGTAGAAAACTGTTCTCCCAATTCCTCAGTCGCATCATCAAGAGCGTTTGATAAAGCTTCATCTGTGTATCTTTGAGCTCTTGTAATAGGAGCTCTTGTTAATAATTCTAATGCTAAAATTCTTACTTCATGTTCGGTAACTAATGTTGAATTTGTGAGTAGTGTTCCTGATATAATTGATATTTGTCCTTCAATTGTTACAATACTTGCACCAACTAGACCGATACCGGCAGAATTATTTATAACACCTTGACGATTTAAAACTAAATAATTAGCAACATCAGTCCAACCAGAAGGGATTACAGCAGATGTTAAAAAATTATAATTATAATAAACAAATAATTTACCATCTTCTATTTTAAATTGTGTATTATCATTTTTAGTAGTTAAAAAAATTTTTCCATTTTCATTAGTGTTCTTGATATATATATCAAATGTCCCAGTTTCTTCATCAAAAACCGCTGGAAATAATACATTATTTATAGTAGTATTTTCCTCTGGATTTTCTTGTGTATCTGTATTTTCTAATTGTGTTGTATTTGTTACTTGTGAAATGACATCTCCCGTACTAACTACTCCGCTTCCTCTTCCTCCTGTAAATTCTTGGGTTGCATCTATAAAATTATTGTCATTCTCATTATACCAAGACATGTTTATTACTACTCTATAAAACTTATATTTTTTTTTTCTAAGGTATAATTAGAAAAGATATTATAATGTATACCGAAGTACCGAATTCATTACCTCGTGACTTTTTTTACAATATTACTAAGTTAAAAGGATCCATGTCTAAAAATTTAGTTAAGGTAACTGCTGATAGAGTAAATGCCTCACCTGGAAATATTACCAATTTCCGGCTACCTATCGGTTCGCTTTTACAATTAAATTCACTTTCATTATGGTGGAAAACAACCCTTACTGGAACAAACCCAACCTTCCCCGCAAGATATTCTTCTTCATTCATAAAACGAGTTTCTATATCTTGTAATAATGTAGTTATTACCCAAATAGAAGATTATAATTTACTCTACAATTTAATGGCGGATCATAAAAATAAAGCACTTTCCAAAGGTATTGGCGGTGAATTTTTAGATAATAGTGTAATTTACGGAGAAGGAGCGATTACTGGAACCGCTCAAAGTGCTCTAACAGCTACTAATGCTCTATTAGCATCTACTACTAACCAAAGTGAAATGCAAATGTGTGTAAATAATTTCTTAGGTTTTCTTGGTTCAACTTCTACTCCAATAATACCAACTGATAGACTTGGCGAAATAGTAGTATCAATCCAATGGGTTCAACCCTACGAAGTTTTAGGAGGAACTGCTGAATCGTCTGCAACAACATATAGCGATAATTCATTCGCTATTGATGATTTATATTTATCATGTGAAGCTCTATCATTCAGTGCGGATGATTATTANACCTCAATCGGTAATAAAGATCTTATGTTTGGTTTTGATGATTACATAGTAACAAAATTTTCAGAAACTACTAAAACCGCTGGTATTTCGGCTACCACATATATCTCGGCAAATAGTATTGACTGGATTTGTGCTACTGCAATTCGTTCACAAACAGCCCCCAAACCTATGGTTGGTTGGGGTTCTCTCGGTGGAGGTGACGGAACAACCGACGATGTCATAAACACCTATAAATATTTAAGTGATCCAGTAGCTTATGTAAACAATGTTGATACTACTACTCATGGAGATGGTTTTATGAATACTGAATATCTAGTGAGAGATTTACAAGGGATTACATCGGGACAATTCTCAATTAACAACAAGGCTCTAAATTATAGTGCTTTAAATAAACACGAAATTTTCCAAAATAATATAAATTGTCTTGGTTACGAAGGGACTGATGCTTCCCGAAGTGGTTTGATAGATACTTGTGTTTCTATCTTCCATTATTTCAAATATTATGGTGCTGTTTTCCAATCTCTCCAATTAGTTGATAAAGACCAATTCAATATCAGCGGTTTATCNTCTGCTGGNTCNTCTTGCTCTATTAATTTCACTGGAAAATTCTCTGGAAATGCTACATACAACATCACACCAGTAATAATTGCTAAATTATCCAAAGTCCTTCATGTTAAGGCAGGTAGAATGATTTCCGTAGAATAAAAAATAATATGTTATATTATATTAGAATAGATATAAATGTTTGGAGTTAATTTTGTTTCAACAAATCCCACTGGAACAATTACTGACATTGGTAAAGGAACTAATCCTTATGATGTAAATTTTATAGATAGAAATTACAAATCATATTATAGAAATACGGCTGGAATTCCAAGCGAATATGATAGATTAGATAAAATACATCATACATCTGTTACTAATGAATTAAATAATACTATGAATTTTAATGCTACCAATGAAGGATTAACTTATTATGAAGAACACGATACTAATAAACATCTAAATTATCCGGAAAGTAGACCAAGATTTGAAGCGGTTAGTTATAGGGATACTGAAATTGTTGATAAAATAAATAGCATGAAGGTAGAAGGAAGACATTATGAGAACCCGATAGAACATTCACAAAATTTAAAAGTGACTAATGTAACNCCTAATAATTCAGGAATAATTCAAANTATTGGTAAAAAATATAATTCAATTAAGAGAAAAATATAATTTTTTTTTACTTTATATAAATAGAGATATATGGAGCATAACACCGAATATAAAATACTACATTTAGATAGTAAAGANNACGATCAAGAAATANATTTAATTGTTAATGATAATGCTTGTATNAAATACACATATTATTTTAAAAATCCCATTGTTTTAAATGATAATTATGATTTATCTGTTAATACATTTAGTGTTAAAAAATTACTTACAGGAAATAGCATTGCTTTTGATGGTGATTCTACAACATTAAGAGGATTAGTAGCATCTACTAATTTAGAATTAAATTTAACAGGTAATTTTTTATTTTCAAATGATGTTGAAGATGTTATAATATTAAAAAATGATGCAAGTAAAACCCCAACATCGGCAAGAATTAAAATAGGTATTACTCGTAATTTTGCTAATACTGCGGGTTGCACTATATCTTTAATAGGTTTAACAACACCTGATACTGGTTTTAGTCGTAATGAATTAGTATTAATAGATAAAGAACAATTTATAGGTAATGAATTTACTTATACTAATCGGTATGCTGTTTTTAATATTACATCTTTATTAGATCAAGATTTAGAGGTTAGAAATAATACTAATTACGGATTCGGTTCTACATTGGATACATTTACATATATACCACCTAATGGTAGTGGGACTATTATTGTTTTGGAGATTTATCAACCATCAGGATTTGCACCATTAGTTAGAATAAAATCTGTAAATAATTCGGCATTAGACTATGTAAGCGGAGGGACAATAGAAGTACCAAATGCAGATGTTAGGAGTTTAACAACAGGATTATATGGATGGGCGAAGTCTGCGAATAGTGGAAACTTAATATTAGATATAGTAGATGTCACATCTGTTTCATCAAATGGAAAAAAATATAATATAAAAGTTGATAATTTAAAATTTACAAACAATTATTATAATAATAGCGATAATATTGGAGAACCAAATTTGATAAACTTTGATATAATTAATCATGGAATATATAATAATAAAAATATTTTAACATTGTGTCCTCAAATTATAAATAATATATCTCTATTAGTTGATGGTTCAATAACTCCTGATGAAAATTTTAAATTGTCTTTATTATTAAAAAAAAAATAAAACCTATTATTAGATAATGAATTACGAGAACATTGATAAACCGATAAAATATAAAACGATTTGGTTGAATACCAATAATGCTGTTGCATCAACTGATAGAAAAATATTCACTTTTAACGAACTACCACTAATACAAATTAGAGGCAATTCAATTCTAAAAATTAATTCTATAACTTTAAGTGGTGCTGGTATTGGTTCTGCTCCAAATCACAACTGGACTATAAAAATGCAGAATATTAAATTTAATCAAACATCTTATTATAATAGTGATAAAGATAACAATCCTACCATTGCTTGTTTAAATTATGATACTAATAATTCAATACAAAATGGTGTATATAGTTTAGAACTAATTCCACAAGACATAAATCAAACTGTAATAATTATAGAAAGTGATGACGGTCATGGAGCAGTTAAAAATTCTCAAAATATAGATTTCCATATTGGATTATGTATTGAAGAAAAATAAATTATAAAATTATATCCTTCTTTTTCTATGGTGTTTTTTAGGGGGTTCTTTAATATCCGTAACAATACCTAAATCTTTTTTAACCTCGTCGTATAATTTTTCACCAGCACCAAATAGTGCACCTTCCGCTACTCCAAAAATAGAACCTTTAACAACTTCATTTTTAAATGTATTAAAACCAGTTTCAATACCAGTAATAATATTTCCAGCTTCTCCTGATTCGGCTATTCCTTCTGCACCTGATAAAACTAATTCCGCCATAGGTGCTAACATCGCCATTTTAATTATATTCTACTATTTAGTAAGATTTTTTATTTAGTTTTTTGATTTGTAGATGAATTAGTGCATTATCAAGTACTAAATTTTGACATTTTTCATTATAAAATGATAACCGTATATTTTGAATAAATTTGTTTTCAATTTTATAACAAATGTCATCATAATTATGATATTTTATACAAGTAAATGGAGCATCATCACAATCAACCCAATGAATAATATTACCGATTCCTGTTGATAAGTTATTCCCTTTAATTAAATCATTGTGAGTTTTATTTTGAAAATTTAAATTAGTTGTAATGATTATTTTTGATAAATTAAGTAGATTTATATTAGTATCACTTTCATAATAAGAATTTGTAGGAATATGTTTATATTGTTGATAAGAATCTGTTATTCCCCAATTTTCTTTCATATTTTCAATATCAGGTAATACCAATTCAACTTTAAAATTACTATCATTTAGATTGTTTTCATCTAATACGAAATTATTATTATTTGATAATTTCAATTTATTAGTATATGTATCTATTGATGGAATTATTTTATATGAATCTAATAATGTTGTTAATGTTGATTTGAATGTTGATGATTTATAAAACCCATCAGGAATAGTTAAAGTTTCTTGAACTGGATATTGAATTGTTCCGTTATCAAATATAAGGTTTTGTCGTTTACCTAAAATCGCTCTTGCGTATAAATCAAATGGAACATTTTCAGTAGTAGTAATAACTCTATAACGATTCGTATCCACAGGATTAGTANATGTTAATGTAGTTGCAACATCTTCTATNGCAGTATAACAAGGAAATGTTACGCTTTGTGTNTCAATATCTTCAAAANCATTAGTAGTTGTATTAAAACGCTGAAACTTTATTTCTATATCAAAACCTACGAGAGGTGCGGTATATGTAGTTTTTGCTAATCTTACTATTAAAGATACGATACGAGTTCCGTCTGTATTTACAAATTCAAAGTATTCAGTTGGTCTATTAAAAGATAAATTTCTACCCATATTACCACCATTAAAAACATTTTGTATATAACTTTGAGTATTATCGGTAATTGATGGACTAAAATATTTAATAGTTAAATTTTGATATGTAATTGATGAACTATTTTCGGTGGTATCAATAACTTCGGTAACTAATAATGTATTGGTATTAAATGTAAAAAATCCTGTATCATATACATAATCGGGAAAACTGGTTGTATATGTGAATATTTTTCCTGTTCTTTTAATATTAAATTGATTATTCATTAGAGTTGAACTGATGTTATAAAGATTATTTAAATATTTAAAATCAACTAATTTTATTTTTAAATATTCCCATTCTTTAATTTCAATTGGATAATCTAATTTTATATCAACATGTTTATCATTTTTGTTATATTTTCTTTTGTCTATATAAAAATCAAAAGTTCCCATTCTAATATTAGATTACATATTTTTCATCTCTTTCAATTACCTTGTCCCAACCCATTCTAACACGATTTTCCGGTAATTCTTTTTTATGTATTGATAATATTAAACTACCATATGGTACTTTCATAATTTCATCATAGTAAGTTTCAATTTCTTCTTTACTAAAATGTGAACCTACTTCTTCTGCAATAGCATCAATTATATAAGTTCTACTTGCCGATTTTAACAAAACAAATAAATCACTTTGCTTTCTAATTATTGATGGAATCGCCTTGAAACTTTGAGTAATAAAAAAAAGATTCATACCTACTAAATCTTCACTTTCGTGTCTTGATTTTACTGCAAGTCTGTTGAGAAAATTACCTCTTCTATTTACAGAAAATCCATCACTACCGATTAAATCATCAATAATTAGAAATATCATACGAGGGTGATATAATAAATTATCATCTTTATCTCTTGGAGCATCAGGATCTTCTTTTGGATCTACAAAATCTTTATATTGTAATAATGTTAATTCTTCTAATGATAAATTAGATAAAGATTTTGATTTCATAAATTTATCATAAGTTTTTCGGTAAATATTATAAGATTCAATTAAATCTCTTTCCATTTTTACATCTTCATAAACTTCTCTTAATTTACCATCAACATTTTCTTCTATATCTATTCGGTCATCATCGTGTAATGTTTTTAATGAATCTAAAATACTATTTTGTTTAGAACGAGAAGTTCCTCCACTAATCCAAATAGTTCTCATACGAACATCTTNACCTTTNTCACTAATAAANCCNGATTCCTCGTAATTGGTTAACAATTGAATGCAATTATATGATTTGCCTCCGCCNTTTGGCGATGATGACAAAATTATATTAAAAGTTGGTGGAAGCAGTTTATTGCGAGGTTGGGGTGGTTCATATTTTTGATATTTTCTAATTTTATCGGTTATATTTTTAAGTTGTTTAATTTTCATTTTTAAAAAAATATTATATCTATTATATAGATAGATAAATAATGAAAGTAACTTACCCTGAAAATTACAATGATGAAGATAAAGCAATTTATTTAGATTTAATCACAAGAGGAAAACAATTAATTGGTATTGAAATTAATCAAGATGAAGAATTTTTATTAGATTTAAGTGCTAAAATGACTATAAATAAATTTAGAGGTTATGATAATGGTTTATCAAAAGAAGAAGTTGAAGAAGTTAAAACAATGCATAAAAATAATATGAGTGGATCATTTGAAACCCCGCCTGAAAAATTTTATGATGGATTAATTAAACTTGATAATGGAGAAACAATGGATCACCCTCTTATGAAAACACCGGAAGAAACTTATCAAAAAAATATGACAAATCCCGACGATAATGGTGTTAATTATTTAACAAATAAAATAGATGAAATGTTAGAAGTTAATTAAATAGAATCTATATATTTTTTATCTCTGTATATATATAGAATCTATATATTAAAATGCCTATGAGTACCCAAGATAGGATTGAATTATTGAAAAAAGCACGAGAAAAAAAAGCACAAATAAAAGCCGAAATGGACGCACAAAAACCAACACCAGTTAAAGGTAGACCACCAAAGAAGGTTGTTGAGGAAACAAAAACATTAGATTTAACAGAAGAAGAAGAAAAGGTTGAAAAGGTTGAAGAGGTTAAAGAGGTTAAAAAGGTTGAAGAGGTTAAAGAAGAAAGCGATGTAGAAATTGAAGAACAGATTATATATGAAAAACCAAAAAAGAAAAAGAAAAAAATTATTAGAAAAATTATAAGACAGGCGGAGGAAAGTGAAAGTGATGTAGAAGAAGAAATTATATATGAAAAACCTCCTAGACGCACTCAACTGCACAGACCTAAACCCGTTGAAGAACCAAGACATGAAACGCCTCCACGAGAACCACCTGTTAGAAATCTATTTTTTAATTATTGATATATATTAGATAATGGATATTAGAAGTGAAAAATTATATGACAAATGCGAATGCATGAGTTTATTATGTCAAAGAGCATGTAACCATTGGAGTTTTGTAAAATTTATATTTCAAATTCCTTTAATATTAACGAGCAGTGTTATGTGTATTCTAAATTCATTTGATAAAGGAAATGGAGATATGAAAATTCCAAATGTGGTAGTTAATGGTGTTTCTGTTTTGCTGGTGAGTTACCAGAGNAATCTCAAAGTAGCTGAAAAGGTAGAATTATTTAAAAACTTATCTAACCAATTTCTTCAATTAGCTCATGATATTGAAGGTAGAGAACCCGAAACATTGGATAGAAATTCAGTCAACATATTAATTGAAAAATACGATGCACTTATAAGCAGTTGTTTATTTGAAGACATTCCACGCAGTATTAAAAAAGATGTTGTTAAAATATTTGAAGGTAAAAGTTTGCCTTTACAACTGAATGGTGGAAGTGGGTTAAGTAATAAACGAAGTAGTAAAGAAATTGAATTAAAATTAAGTTCTCAAATAGTATAATTTTTTTTATTTTATTATAATAGAATAAAATGATTAAGAGACCTGTCGGTAGACCGAGAAAGGATGATTCTGCAAAACCATCAACAAAAGAAGAATCAAAAAAAGAAAAACAACGCAAATATATGCGAGATTATAAAGCAAGAATAAATAAAGACATTGCAGAATTGGATAAGATGGAGGATGAATGTCAAAAAGAATTAGATGAGATGAGAAAACAGAAAAAAATGTTAATAAACGAATTGGAAAAAGCTAATAAACAAGCAGAAAGTATTTTAAAAGAAAAAGTTGGTAAATAATAGATGAAATACGCACAATTAGTTAAAAGTGATCGTGAAGGTAAAAAATATAAAATAGTGTTTTACGATAAAGATAGAAAGAAGCTTAAAACAACTCATTTCGGTAGTTCTAATATGAGTGATTATACTAAACATAAAGATGATGAAAGAAAAGATTTATATTTAGGAAGGCATCGTGCTAATGAAGATTGGAATAATCCTATAACTGCCGGTGCTTGTAGTAGATGGATATTGTGGAATAAAACCAGTTTATCGGCAAGTTTTAATGATTATTTAAAAAGATTTAATTTAAGTAGATATTAATAATTATTTCGGTAATTATTAATTATTTAGGTAATTATTAATTATTTCGGTAATTATTAATTATTTCGGTAATTATTAATTGTTTAGGTAATTATTAATTGTTTATGTGTGTCTAAAAGTATATAAGGATTAGGGCATATATATATATAGAACGAGACAGAGAGATGACTACCACCAATGACA